AACATTTTTGCACGAAAATCCCTAGTAATAAGTATGCCAGAAGAGAATACTTCTGGCAAACTATTAATAGGGCGAAGTTTACAAATGTCGTAGATCAGATTGAGTCAGGTTTTGAACCACAATCTGCGATATTTGAAACTGTACAACCACTTAGTCCACTTGATTGTGTGGCTAAAGAATTAGAGGATTACAGTCATCGTCTAATGAAAATGCCTATTGTATATCCTATCACATTTAGTGATGATTTGGAAAAGCATTGTGGTGATGAAGTGACTGTGGACGATGTATTGGATCAATATGAGTTTACTGATTTTGATCCCAGTACGTTAGTTCCAGACCCTACCATTGGCAGTTGGTACATTAGTAAATTAACTAATGGACCTATTTTAACACGCTTGGGCATGAGTCGTTATAGACATGCCATGGCGGATTTCGAGATGGCGGGTCAAATACCATTGGTTACTTATCTTGTTAATTTTCAAGATGCTGTGGCGATGGTAGTTTTGCTGGAAGAGTTTTATGAACCACATTCTGGACCAGCAGACGCAACTATTGGTGACAATGGATTGCAAACACATACAGATAATCAACAAATAACTTTTGGAGATTCCGATGCCGGATATAATTACCATATTGAAGATTTTGTTGATGATGTTCGTAAGTCACGTGATGAACGTGTAGCTATGTTTAAGGACTTCCTTAAGAGACCAATTAGATTGAATGCTTATAATTGGCCTGTAGGGAGTGATTTTTCAGCAGATATTAATCCTTGGGATGATTATTTGGCGAATAACACTCGTATTAATAATAGGATATCATTCTTTAATATTGTACGTGGTAAATTATGTGTTAAGTTTGTTGTTAGTGGTACAGGATTTCATTATGGACGTATTTTGGTAAGTTACATGCCATTACACCGATATGATGATTTGTCAGGATTTTCAAATCTTATACCTGAGAATATTGTGCAACAATCTCAATTGCCGCATATATTTATTAATCCAACAACATCTAGTGGTGGTACTATGTGTTTGCCATTTTTCTTTCATGAAGATTATGCTAATATTACTTTGCGTGATTGGTTGGAACTTGGTAATTTACAGGTTCGATCAGTAGGTAATTTGAAGCATGCTAATGGTGCTAATGATAACGTATCCATTATGGTTTTCGCTTGGATGGAAGATATTGAAGTATCTGTACCTACATCAGTTGATGCAGCCAATTTGGCACCACAAGATGGTTTTGAACCACATAGTGGTACTGAGCAGGATGAGGCAAATAAAGAAGGTATGATTTCTGGACCTGCCACTAAAATAGCGGGTATGGCATCAGCTATGTCATCAGTTCCTGTTATAGGGCCTTATGCATCGGCTACTAGTACAGTAGCTTCGTCAGTGGCTTCTATAGCAAAAGTTTTGGGACTTAGTCGTCCTAATCAAACTAAGAATGTTGAGCCATTTAAACCAGAAGTTGTATCATCTTTGTCTTTAACTACAGTACCAGATAGATCAGCAAAAATCACCGTCGATGATAAACAGGAATTAACTATTGATCCTCGTATATCTGGTGTTGGTGGTTCTGATCCTTTGGATATTAAGGCGATTGCACAGAAGGAAAGTTATTTGACAAATTTTCTGTGGGCAAAATCATCTAATATCAATGATGTATTGTTTCAATCTCGTGTTCAGCCATGCATGTTTGCTGAAAGCGCTGTAGATGTATATCATTTGACATCATTGGGTTTTGTATCATTACCTTTTAAATATTGGACTGGCACATTGAAATTTAGGTTTCAAATTGTTTGTTCTGCATATCATAAAGGTAGACTAAAGTTTACGTATGATCCTAATTATATTAACTTTGATGTTAATGATGATTATGCCACCAATTATAGTCAGATTATCGATATTTCGCATACACAAGATTTTACTATTTCTATTACACCTGGTCAAGCCACTACTTTAATGAAGATGGCGAAACCAGGATTTTATGTGCAAAACGATATTTTTACTGGTTTTGATGGTATTACACCTGTGACAC